CCGTCTTTAAACAACCCCTCTAACTCTTTAGTGAGATAATTTAAAGTGACCTCTGTGGTCGATTTGTTTATGGTAAACTTGTCTTTATTTGCAATCTTACTAACAAGAGCTGTCCACCTAGGCACAGTTGTGCCTGTAAACTCTTTTAGTAAATCGTCAAATTTAATTTCTGCCATTTAAAACTCCTTATACTATTTAGGGGTTTCTGGCAAGTGTTAGGAGTAAGAACCTGCTGTCCAGTTCCACAGAAATTTTGGTATACCACCGTTTTCTGTCCAGACTTTATGTTCATTTTGGAAATCTGCAAGTTGGTTAGCGTCTTCTTCAAAGAAGTATTTACCAACAATATTTTTTGTAGGGTCTTCTATTACATGCCATAATATTTTTCTACCCTCTTTAATCATTTCAACTGTGTAACTCAATTCTTTACTTAAACCTCCACCTGGTCTCTTATCGCCTTTATGAAATCTTACTTTTTGTTTTTTTCTAGTCTTTACCATATACTACAATTTAAAATCACTAAACTTATTATAAGCATCCTCTTTTTCTTCTACTTGACCTGAATCAACAATGTTTTGGCTTGATTGTTGTACATCATACAATCTCATTTTAGACCTGTCAACACCAATAATGAATGCTCTGTTTACGCTTGGGTCATTATATCTATTCTTCAATTGTTTTACTTTCATCTGACCTAGTTGTTCTAGTTCTTCATTTGACATCAAGGCAAACATAAAGTCAGCAGTTGCCGGAAGACCAAAAGATTCTGAGGTATCTTCAAGACCTAAGTCTGTACTTACAAAACCAGTTCTAGTTGTTTGTGTTGCACTAAAGATTGGCACATTAGCTTCTACAGCCAAACCTCTTAACTCTTCAGCAATTGCTTTGATGTAGAAGTAAGATGATATATTACCACCCTTAAATCTAGCACTAGCACAAATGTTTAGATAATCAATAAAGATAACATCAGGTTTAAAAGACTTCTTCAATGCTAGTTCATTAATCAAAGACTTGAAGTGACCACTATGAGCAGACGCTGTTGGATATTCTTTGATAATAAGTTGACCTTGTGTCTTCTCTCTTAATTTTTTAATCTTGCCATCATACAATTGTTGAGGCATATCATGTAAATCTTCCATAGTAACATCTAGTAAGTTTGCGTCAATTCTTTCTGCAATTCTTTCCTCTGCCATCTCTAGTGTGATATACAATACATTAAGACCTTGTAACAAATAACTTGACGCAACATGACACATAAACAAGGACTTACCAACACCAGTACCAGCAAGAGCAATATTCAATGTCTTACTTGGAACACCACCTTTGGTAATTCTATTCATGTAATCTAAATCAAACTGATATCTTTTTTCTTTTGTATGATAGAATTTAAATCTAGCTTCAGCGTCTTCAATGTAATCGTGACCAACTGACTTGTCAAATGATACGGACAATGCCTCTGATAGAATATGTGGTATTGCCTCTGGCGATTGTTTCTTATCTTTGTTATCTAATATTTTAATACCAGCCAACACAGCATTGTGTACAGCACGGTCTTTACAAAACTTCTCTGTAGTTTCAAGTAACCATTGGTCATCTGATTCTGTATTCTCAATAGCAACAACATAATCTTTTAGATGTTGTAGTTCTTCTTCATTGATATCTCTTCTACTATTCAGTTCAATTAGAATGGCGTCTTTTGTAGGAAGATTATTGTACTTCTCAACGAATGTAAATACTTCACCAAATAATAACTGTTCTACACGATTACTAAAGTATTCTTCTTTAATAAACGGCAAAACTTTTCTAGTATAGTCTTCATTATAGAAGAGGCTAGCTAGTATTGTATTTTCAATCCGTGATTGCTGTACCATCTTTTAGTTTCTCCTCCAGTAGTTCTAATAAAATATCACCAATATAATCTATAAACTCAGAATTGTCAAGCAGGATTAGATTGTTAGGATTTTTATCAATTGTATAATCAAATTTCATTGGCAACTTGCCATCAGGTTTTGCCTCGGACTCAGGTGCAAACGCAACTCTACCGTAGTGGTAAATTACATCTTTAAATTTACCCTCGGTTAACTTGATACAAGAATAATCTGTGCCCTCTTTTTGAGCAAAGGTATATCTTCTACTCTTCGTCTTGTCCGTATGTGAATTTTCTTTTTGTGTGTTCATCAATCTTATCTAATGCCTCTTTTGTAAAATACTTATCTGGATTCTCATTGATACTCTTACCAAATACTTTTGTACCATCAGGCATTTCATATCTTGTAGATACTTTCTTAAATACACCAGCTTCTTCACCTAATTCTAATAGGCCGTAGTGTCTATCTAATCCTGTTTTGTATGTTAGTTTCACATCAATTTGAGCGTTTTCTTTTGTTAACCTTGACTTGTAATTTTTACAATGTATAATATTACCTACAACTTCGGTACCGTCTTTGTCTTTTCTTTTACCTAGGTAGATGATTGATGAGGCAGCGTACTTCAAACCTGAACCGCCACCCATTTCTTTTTGTGGGAACATAGAACCAATAACATCATATGTGTGATTGGTCATTATCATAGGAATGTTTGCCTTTCCTAATTTAAGTGTTAAAACTCTGAATGTAGATTTGACAATTTGTGACCTTGTCATATCTCTTGTTTCTTTACCAGCAGCTGTATCTTCCATTTCTTTTGTAGTCGATAACATACCTAAACTATCTAATACAAACATCAATGGTTTTCTTTTGTCTTCTGGTTGTTCTAAATATTTTTCAATTACTTTAATTGCTTGAGCTCTGAATTCTTGTACTGTTGCAACAGGAACAATTACCATTCTAGTTGAATCAACTCCTCTACTCTCAATCATACTCTTTGAGATTGCACCCTCTGATTCAAAGTAAATGACACCTGCTTCTTTGTTCATGTCTAAAAAACTTTTACAAATACCTAATGCAAAGAATGTTTTACCTGTAGCAGCTTCACCTGCGATTGCTGTAATCTTATTACCTGGCATACCACCATATATACTGCCTGATAGTAATGCGTTAAACGAATATGAGCCTGTGTCAATGAAACTTGTTACATCTGCCGAATCAACACCCTCACTTACTAAACCAGCATATTCATTGCCAGTTTCTTTAATAATATCTTTTAAAAAATTGCTCATATTTTCTCCTTAGTTGTGTATAATATACCATAGTTTGATGTTAATGTCAAGCGTCATCTGATAATGTCAATATCACTTTCTTTTGTCCATATTTCAAGGTCATTTCGTAAACGACCATCACTATTTAGATTGTCAAATCTTTTGGTAGCCATCTTTCTCCACCATTCTATTAGTTCGTTATCATGGAATCTATCGTAGTTTGGTGCTCTGACAATCTTATCTGTCTTACCATTTACTATATCTATATAGTTTTCTATACCATAATTTGATACATAATAACGCTTCTGTTCGGTAAGTTTTTTTGCATTAATAATTGTAGTCTTAAATTTTTCTAGGTCATCACCATCTAGTGCTTTCTTTACTAGACCTTGTATAGCAGTTGTAATTTTTAACTTTCTACTTGAAGCGTCTTCTTTAATAAAGACACCAATTTTATCTTCAACATAATCTAACATATCTTTAAATGGTTTACCATGTATCATTGGTATAAAATCACTATCAGTTAAACCTCTATTTTTCAACATGGGTTTCATACCATCATATTGACTAGCAGATTTACTGTTACCATATAAACTAGTGGTTTCAAACATAACTAAATTCATATCATACTTCTTGTTCAACATCTCTCTTACTTGATGTGAACAACACAAGGCAGCCAATAATTTACCACCAAGATAATTATAACCGAATGGTTGTGCTGGTACAATTACAAAACCCATAATAGCCGTCTTGTTAAAGACAGGCAAATCAGGTACATTACCTAATAAAACATTTCTAGGTCTCATGTTAATAACTGGCGAACCAAATCTCATAAAACCAACATACTTACCTGTGTTCATTTCTTTTACGGCAAGTTTTAAACTTTTACCTGGAATACTGACCATATTACTATGACTTGATATCATATTAATACAGGTGTCCCATGTATGATTATCTAGTTCAACCATTTGTAAATCCATGACCTGTGGTGACATGGTAAAATCGTCAAATAATTCTGTATCTAAACCCATACCTGGCAGAGAAGTCGGTATAGTTTCAATCTGTGCCATTTTCTGGTCACGCATATACTGGTCTATACGACTAAACTTATCAAAGTAGTCTGAGAATATATTAGCCACATGTAAGGCATGTTCTCTACTTAGGGTCTTCATTGTTCCATATCCATAATAAAATTGTTGGTAATAAGAGTATCATTATAACAGAAAGTATCGCTAATGTCAAGCTCAAACTTCGTTACCCCAATAGTCCCAATTATCATAAGGTTTTTTTCTCGCAAATAATTCAATGTATGGACCATCCACAAGTCTTTCTATCTCTTTGTGTAATAGTGGTTTTTCGGAATGTCTACCTCGTTGTGATACCACCAATTGTGCCACATCCATAGCTTTTCTTTTTGGTCTACCTTTGGTTGCAAGTAAACACATTTCAGGATTGCCTCTTGTCCAGTAACCTAGACCTGTAAAAAATCCTAACTTCTTTCGATTCGTTTTTGCCCATGTAAAACCAACTGTTTTAAAAGTGAAACCCCAGGCGTCTATAACTTTAAACGCCTGGTCTAACATAGGGTCACATACCCACATTAAAAGGACTGCATTGTCCTCAGTAATTGTGTCAACAGGTAACCTACAAATGTCAGTAAGGCTAAGCACAGGATAGTGTCTTTCAGGACTTTTATCCTTGCCTTTATCGGACCTAAGTTTAAATTGCCAAGGCGGGTCAGCATATATCACTCCATATTTTTTGGTTGGGAAATCAGCCAAAGAAACTCTCCTCTTTAGCTGTTAAGTTATTCGTAAACTGTTCATAGTTTACAAAATGTAAATCGAAATTATATCCTCTTGCCATTTCATTACAATGGTCTAATACACTTTTAGATATTTTATGGTCGCCTTTTATAATGTACACATTTCTATATTGATATTTCTTAAAGTATTTCCATAGTTTGTGTGGTAATTTTTCTTCTACACTACCACCTGAATTTTGATTAGTACAATCGGCAAATATTTTACCTCTACTACTTTCAATAATAAAATCTATTGCATGTTCGCCAGACCTGGCTCTTTTATAACTAATGTTATTTTCTCTACAATAAGTTTCAACTTTGTCCTCTAGTAATTGTCCGCTTATGTTAACAGGATTATCCAAAGAATGCCTCCAATGTTGCTTGTGGTTCATCTTTCCAATTCACAGCATCCAGAATGAAACGCATAGGGTCAAGGAAAGTCTTTTGAAATTGTATATCATAGTCGATATACTCTTGTAGTTTAAACTCTTCAGGTAGAGTTGTCATATAACTAATCACATCAAATTTAAATGGATTAGCAGGTTTCAATTTAATAAACTTAATCTTATCTCCTTCTTGTATAAGAGGATATTTACTTTGTAGACCAAGTCTATGTATTTGATAGTTATAAACCAATGCACCTTTCACATGTATTGGTGTGCCTTTGATAAAGATGTTTGCACTATCTCTATACTTTTTAAGATTGTTACAACTTCTAGGAAAGGCAATTGATTCTGCCGGCAATGTCATAAACTCTTTTCTAAAATCTGCAACAAGTTTATGTAAATCTGTTTCTTCTTTACCCATGATGACCTTGATTGCCTCTTTAATCTTACCACGACAAACTTGTGGTGTAGATGATTTAACTGCCTCAATACCCATAAGTTTAAGTTTAGGTTCGGCAAGTCTAACACCCTCGTCATCAAGAACATTTAACATATATCTTTTCTTTGCAACCCATATACCTTTGTTGGCAATTACTTCTCGTTTCATTACCATGGCATTTTTAAATGCATTAGAATAATCTGCTAACTCTTCAAAACACTTTTCAATATATGGTTCAATCTTATTGTCACAGACCTTACCAAGAAAATCAATAATCTGTTCTCTCGATTTACCCTCACAAGTTTTCTCTACTAGTTTACCAAAACGAACATAGATACTATCAGTATCAGACGCAACAATATAATCTACTTCACCTTTTGTTTGTAGTATTTGATTTAGATATTCATTCACTTTCTTCTCAATGAAACGAATAATAAACTGACCAGCCGTTGTAATACCACTTGCCTGTCGTACATCATAGTATCTAAAGTATTGATTACCAACTGCACCATAAGCTGAGTTCAAGGCAATCTTCTTTGACCATTGAATATTGTGACACCTTGCAATCTCTTTGACAAGTTTAGGGTCTTTAGTCTTTTGATACTCGGCTTTCGCCTTCAACATTCTTTGTTTGAATACAACTCTTTCATTGTACATTTTCTCCATCATTTCAGGAAGAAAACCTTGACTATCATTCTTAAACTTGGCACCGTTTGGTGTTAAACATGCACCCTCTGTTTTAAGATAGTTAAGTGGTACTTTCATGTCAATCATTTTATTAACATTGACACCGTGTGATGATTCACCAAGTATCTTTTCAGGCGAAATATTGTATTGAATAATAATATGTGGATATAGAGAATTAATATCAAACGAAACAATCCAGTCATGGCCACCAATGATTGGTTCTTTTACATAAGCGCCTTCGTATTTTGTTTCTTTACTATTCTCTTCTCTTGGTGGTACACATATATTCTTTTGCATAAGATGATTTGCAATCAAGGTATCCCACACTCTAACTTGTGAGAATATATCATCATAGTTTACCTTTGAATCATATGCAACAGTAAGTGACAGGTCAATAAGACCTAGTTTATCTTCTAAGGCGTCAACGATTTCAACATCTTGAATATTGTAATCAACAAACGATTGAAAGTCTTTTGTATACCAATCTTTAAATGTATCATAACCTGCGTCATCTTTACCACGACCAAGTTCTAGTTCACCAATAAAGTCTAGTCTATAACTCTCTTGTCTTGTAGGAATAAACCACTTATACAAGTCAAGGTAATCTAACATAGAAATACCATATAGATTGTAAACAGTTTGTACTTTACCATGTGTAACAACTTCACCTCTATTGATTAAATTCCAAGGCGACATTCTGTTTGCAACTTTATCACCTGCAATCAGTTTAATTCTATTCATCAAATATGGTAAGTCAAAAAACTTGGTGTTCCAACCTGTGATAACATCTGGATAATTTTTAATCCAGAATTTCATAAACTCAAACATCAATTGTTTTTCGTCTTTACATTCGACATAAGTTACATCTGGTCGGTCAGTTACAAACTTACCAACACCCCATGTAATGATTTGTTTATTAGATTGATTCTTTACTGTGATACATAACAACTGTTCTTGTGGGTCTTCGACATCTGGAAAACCTCCTTCACAAGTTGTTTCGATATCAAGGGTAAAGATTTTAATATTTTCCTTATCCCACTCAATCTCGGTTGGATATTCTTGACCGATATATTGATAGTGATATCTTTCTAGGCCATATACTGGCGAATTTTGTGTGGCAACTTCTTTACGAAATCTACGAGCTGCACTTATATTAGTAAACTCAATAGGTTTTAGAAACTGGCCTTGTAGTGTTTTATAAACTGAATGCTCTTGTGTCAGACAATATAAAGTAGGACCGAAATCAATCTTTTCTTTATACTCTTTGCCGTTTAAGACACCACGAATAAGAAGTTTACCTTTGTGTTCAATTACATTTTTATAGAAGTTCATCTTTTCTCAATTTCACCGTTACATTATTTAATTCATCATTTAGTTGTATCTGACATGCCAATCTTGACTTGTCTGTATAACCTTTTTCATATTCCAACAACTCTTGTTCTAAAGAGTTCTCTTCTATCTTTAACTGTGGCCATTGTAACATATCTACATAGATATGGCAAGTCGCACATGCACAACAACCACCACAATCAGCAGGTATCTCTGGTAAATCCAGTTGTTTAGCTGCCTCCATGATGGTGTAACCAACAGGTACCTCTGTTGATAGTGTTTCACCACTCTCTCTAACAAAATTAACTTTTACCATTGGTGTTACCCTGGCAAATTAGTTTCTGTTATAAGTCCTGATGGTTTAGTAATTATCTTACTTGTGTTTGCTTCGTAATTTGATTTGATATCATCTTTCGGTTCTGTCATAAAGACAATCTTATCTTTTGCAACCGTAACTGTATCGCTTTTTCCAAACGCATTATACAATGACATCATTAATTGAATGGGTTGACCAGGACCTTTTTGTTGTGGTATAATTACAAACGGTTTGTTTAAACTTACACCTTGGTCGTTTTCTCCTACTTTGGCAATTATATCTTCACCTGTACTCAATCTTAATAACTTCACTTCACTCATATTATCTCCTAATCTAAACTATATTTAGTTGTTATCACATACTTTCTTTGTGGGTTTACCATAACATTTAATCTATTCATAAATGCACGGTCAAGAAGAATAGGTGTCCTATCTTCTCTATCATCAATGGTAAATTCTACATCTTTGTAAAAACCACCGGCGAATTCTACATCTAGTTTTACGACATATCGGTCTTCATCATAATCTCTTAAGCCACCAACTTTAATATTTTCAGTTCTTACAATATCACTTGTAATAGTTTTACCTAATAAAGTCCATGTAACTTTCTTATTAGACATTGGTTTAATTTTATCTGCATGTATAACTGGCATGCCGGAATTACCCGTATCAAATTTTGATATTATATCACCAAAAGGTTTAATGGTTAATATTTCTCTATAACCACATTCTGTAGGTACTGTATATCTATTTTTCTTATCTGCAAAGTGAGTTATAACTTCTTTTGCAATATTCATACCTGTAGCGTCTTCAATACCCTCTGTACCTGGCGAAGAGTTTACTTCAAGGAAATATGGTGGTTGTTTTTCTCTATTCTTACTAGGTATAAAATCAACAGCAGTCCAATAACCTCCAACTGCCTTAGCAGCCTTTAAACTTTCTTCTATTTCTAGTTCAGTTAATTTAATCTTTTTAGGTACTGAACCTTGTGATACATTTGACCTGAAATCTCCTTCAATAACTGGTCTTGCCATAGCAGCTAATACTTTACCACCTAATACATGTACTCTGACATCATAGTCGGTTTTAATGTATTCTTGTATTAATAGGTCAGCGTCCTCATCTTGTTTGTGTATAAGTTGTACAATAGAATCTAACCCTTTTGGACTATCGACAAACAATACACCAACACCTTTACTACCTCTCAATGTTTTCATAATAAGAGGAAACTTAATACCTGATTCTTCTACTTGTTCATTAGATTTTTCGGGGTCACTAATTAACTTGGTCAATGGTTGTGTTAAACCATAATCTGCAAGTCTTAATGCTGTTCTATATTTGTCTGCACAAATATTAATTGTAGTTCTTGGATTTACAAGTGTTGCATTGGCTCTTTCAAGTATAGACACAAGGTCTAACCAACTATCTTTTCTTGTAATACTACCACGAACAATAGCAACTGTCATGGCACCAACTTCAAAACCTTTTTTATCTTCTTTGTTATGAAATCTACGAACACCGTCTTCATAAGTTGTATAACCACCTGTCACATTAAAGACATAGAATGGAAATTTTAACTTCTCACACTCTTCTTTTAATCTACCAGCCGTATGAAATTCTTTTCCACTCTCTGACTCATCTGTAACGATAAGCAGACGCAAAAACTTTTTATCGCCTGTAGCTTCTTCTAGGTAATTTTTAAACGGTTGTACTTGCACTTTTACTATCTTCTGGTTTTTTGCCTATATTATATTTAGCGACCATATTCCATTCACTTTTCTCTTTGAATGGTAATACTTTGATTTGACTTAATGGTGCCTTGTTTTCAACTAAAGAAGTATTAACTACCTCTATTAAATTCCAGTCTTGTAGTAATAATGCTATTGTATTTCTTCTTTGTATATCGTTTTCTGTTAAAGTAGAGTTCTTACCATCAAGGGCAAATAACTCCTTGAAGTGTGTAATGTAATATTTACCTTGTTTGTGTAAAATATGACAACTCTGAAAAAGTGTTTTGTCTTTACGACTTGCAACACCAATTCTAGTTAGGGTTTCTCTGACTTTTAGAAAATCGTCCGGTTGCTTGATAGTGACTTCTAGCATATCACTTTGCGACCAATTTATAGTATCTTCACTCATTTTTTTCTCCCACCTTTTTTCAGGCCAATTTTTATAAATTCAATTTGGTCGTCTGAAAGTAGGTTAAGAGCTTCTTTAGCCTTTTGATTACTATAACCATAATACTCTTTTATTACTTCAAGGTCTTTGACTTTCTTTTGTGATAGCCACTTCCCACCAAATCGCTTCTTCTTTCGGATACTATTTATAAAATAGTGGAATTGCATCCGTTTTGGTAGAAAATGTAATCCATTCATCTCGTTACTATGCATAATTGTATCATAGAACATAGACAAACATCTGTTAATGATAAATGTAGGATACTTTTTCTCCCACACAATATCATCTGTGTCTAGTAATGGTTCTTTAGTTTCATTGATTGCCTTTAAATAATCTTTTAGCTCATACATAATATTATTTTTTCCACCAGAATATCAATGTAAACCTATCATTATTTAATACTTTATTTAGACCATGTTCCGTCTGACTACCATCAAATAATGTAAGTAAACCTGGTTCTGGTTTTACTGTTACATTTGGTGTATAAAACTCACCACCCTCAAAATTGTTATTTAAATAAATTAAAGAATTGTATCCTACTTGTGGCCACCTCTCATGGGTATGAGGTAAAGATTCACTTCCCTCTATCCAGTTTTGAATTTGTGCCTCTTCTATCTCTAACCTAACACCAAATACCTTGTGTATGTGGTCTGATACTCTATTTACAATATGGTGATTTGTAATATCAATAGTTCTATGTTCCCATAGAGGATTATCTTCACCATATTTTAATCTAATATCGTTGTTAGGTCGAGGCGCTAGTGACATAAAGTAATCACACTCACTTTTGTGAATAAAGTTTTGTTTAATGTAAAACATTATTTAAACTTACAATTAGCCATAATCTCCGTCAAACACGCAACCATATTAATCTCTTGGTCTGCCACAAAAGCAGACTTGTACTGGTAACCAGCAATGATTAATATTGATTGAGGTATAGAAGAAGCTTCTAAAGCATTATACATTAGTTCGTATATGGTAGTAAACAATGATGATGGTTCTTTATCAAGATTGTCAATAACCCATTTACGCATGTCATTAAATCTTTTTTCTTTTAAGACTTTGACAAGTTCTTTTGTATTTGCTTCAGATAAACTAAACAAAATACCACTATCAATCTTACCTCTAACGGAATATCTTTGAAGTTCATTGATAGTCCGTCTAAAATCAGGATAGTATTTTTGTATTAGTTCAGCCAATACTTTGTTATCATATTCAACTTGCTCATCATCAAGGACTTTACCAAGTCTTTTTAATAATGCCTGTGCTGTCTTGACTTTCTGTCCGTTCTTGATAGCAAAGTCGATTACGGTACATCTACTATGTAAAGCAGGTAAAATCTTGTTCTTGTAATTACAAGTAAAGATAAATCTACAATTTTTGTAAAATGTTTCAATGAAGTTTCTTAAAGCAGGTTGTACTGATTCGGCATTCATATAGTCTGCCTCATCAATAATTACCACTTTATGATTTGAATGTTCAGTTAATGATACGGTAGAAGCAAAGTTCTTAATCTTGTTTCTTAATGTATCAATCTGACGGCCTTCATCTGAACCGTTTATGATAATATAATCTGCACCAAGTTCCTCACATAAAGCACGAGCAACTGTAGTCTTACCGGTACCTTGCGTACCAGCCAATAACAGATTAGGTATTTCTTTTTGTTTTAGAAATTCAGCAAATGTATTCTTAATGTCTTCACTTAATATACACTCACTAATTTTCTTTGGTCGATATTTCTCGACCCATAGGTATTCTGACATGATATAATCCTCAATTGTTTCATAATTTAAAATTCACTATCTGGCTCAATAGCAATCCAATACTGTATTGGTTTATTTCTATTGATAAAGTGAGATATCTTTTGTGAAGATATGGCTACATCATAATCATCTTTAATCATTTTAAAGTTTTCAGTTTTAAAATAAGCTTTAAAGGTCTTATCAGTTTCACCAATAACAAATGAATAGTCATTTGATGATGGTGTTTTCTTATCAGTAGCAACTAGTTTAATCTCTGAACCATCACCTGTCACAGCAATGTCTGGTAAATTAAGTGTCGTTACACCTTTCATTAATTTTTCAAAGACATCTTTTTTCAAAGAAAATGTTACATACTTATCAGGCATGGTAATCATTTTAGTCGGTGCAACTACAACCGATTTGTCTGCAAAATAATATTTAATTGCTTGTTTACTATTACTATCTTTAATGGTTAGATTTTGACCACCATTAAATGCAAGGTCTGACTTATCAAACAAGTCAACAGCCCTCAAAAATTCTGGTAAATCGTAGATAGCAAACTCTTGTTCAAACTTTTCTGATACATCAGCCTGTGCTAATATATTTTTTAGTGTTGAAATAGTTTGAAGTTGATTGCCTGGCTTAACCAAGATGTTCTGGTTAATATCTGAAAAGTTTTTCAGAATAGCAACTGTATCACTACTTATGTTCATTATATAATCTCCGTTTCATAATTAATTGGAGCGGAATGATTGTACTGCCCAATCTTCTCAAGGTTGGAAACCTCGTGTTTTACTTTTAAACTAATTCCGCATTTGTTCATGTTATACATAATACACTAAAGGCGTCCTAATGTCAAGCCTAGGACGCCAATAGTTAAAATGTTATTTGATATTGATAGTTCTAGCTTTCTTGTGGTCTGGAACAATCTTCTCTAAAGATACTTTTAAAAGTCCATCTTTTAATTCAGCACCTTTAACTTCTACATCATCTGCTATAGTAAAGCCTTTTGAGAAACTTCGTTTAGCAATGCCTTTGTGTAATACACCGTCATTGTCTTCAACTTCTTTTTCTTCTTTTGATTTTACTGATTCGATTTTAAGGATATTATCCTCAAATGATACAGAAATGTCTTTCTTACTGTAGCCTGCTAATGCCACCTGAATATCATATGTTAAAGAACCTGTCTTTACAATATCATATGGTGGATAAGAATTAGCCGCCGTCATGTGTGGTAGATGGTCAACCATATGGTCGAAATGAGCGAACATATCGTCAAACCCCACAGTAAATGGTTTTAGTCCAGTAAAAATTGAATGAATTGCTTTGTGATTTGTCATTTTAATCTCCTTTTTTAAGCAAGTTAATGTTTGATACCTCTTATGAGCATATCATAGTTATTTATATAGTCATTATATTTCATATTTCAAGTGGTAGTTTTTTGTATATTAGAGGCTATAAAAAACTACCAAAATCGAGCCGCAGCTTAAGTTCTTTTGAGTGTTGAACCAGGCGCAAATGCCAAACAAACACATTCAGGTTAACGCTAGCGCCCCTAAATTTTGGTGGGCTGAGGTAGGTCTCACCCTCATTATACTAACTTATCTTACTAAGCCTATCACCGTAGTGCTACGAAGACCAATGAGCCCGAATTAGGTGGTGGTTTTGTTATCTCAGAACCACCTAACTGCGGCTTGTAATTCTGCGTATGCATGGGTCAAGCTACCCTCCACGCCCCAGGTCTTACGAGTTGCCTGGTATCACTATTTATTCATATTATAAGCACAGGCATGGAATTCTATCTTTCCTGTTCCAGTTTTTTCATCTTCTTTTTGTAATTCTTTATGCCTTCTTTTTTCTTTTCCCTCTTTATTTCTGACGGTTTTTGATAGTATTGTCTAGCTCTTAACTCTTTTACAATACCCTCTTTCATAACCTTTTTCTTCAAAACTCTCATAGCTTTTTCAAGGTTACCGCCTCTAACTTCTACAGTTATACTCAATTAATTTACCTCCTTCCTTAATTGACTTACTTCTTTTTTCAATGCTTCTAATTGTATTTCTTTTAAACTCAATGTTTTCTTTTTAGGTGCAATTACCACCTGATGTTTTACTTTGTCAGTAAGATTATTCTCTTCAATTACCGAAATCATACCAGAGAACATTTTATTAAAATCATGGTCTTCTTTATTGCCATAAATTTGTTCCATTAAGTTCTTAACTGGTTCTTTATTATCAACACCAACTTTTTGACTAATTGAATAGTCGCTTGGTTTTTTAACTTTTTTAGTCATCACATTCCTCATTATTAAGTTGTAGTGTAAAAAGGTGGAGGGCACTACCCCTCCACCAAGGACTTACACTATGATTGATAGATTTAGATGGCGCTATCGTCATCTGACTCACTATCATTGTCATCCATTTGTGAAGTTATATCCGCTTGTCTAGCTTCTTCGCTTATCTGCTCAGCAGTAGCGCCAGCGTCAACCTTTGTATATAATTCAATAAATGAATTCTTTGTATCATCATCAAATCTGTTTGTACAGACTTCAACCGCTTTCATCTTTTTACCAAAGATAGCATACGCTTGAATGATGTGGACTAATCTTCTAGTTGATATAATCTCATCAACACCACCATCAAAGTAGGTCTTTCTGATTACATCAGCCCAAGTTACCAACTTCTTACAGAAATCATCATCTGATTTACCAGTTGAATTCTTGTAAGTTGACATCAAGATTTTTTGCTCGATAGCAACACTTGGATAACTTTGTTCAAAAGTAATTGGGAACCTTTCAAGGAACGCCTCGTTAAGAACATTAGTACCGATAAATTTACCGTCATCACTACCTTGACCTTTTGTATTGGCAGTAGCAACAACATTGAAACCATTGGCAGGTTTTACAAATCTGTTAATCTTTTTAACAAAGACACCAGAGCCTTCCAAGATAGGTTGTAAACACATAATCTTGTTAGACGCTAAGTCAATCTCATCAAGAAGAAGCACAGCGCCTCTCTCCATGGCTTCGATAACTGGACCGTTTTGCCATACAGTTTGACCGTCTTTAAGTCTGTAACCACCTAACAAATCATCTTCATCTGTTTCGATAGTAATGTTAACTCTAATCAGTTCTCTTTTATTCTCAGCACATGCTTGAGTAACACCCATAGTTTTACCATTACCAGATAAACCAGTAATGAATACAGGATAGAACATCTTAGATTTGATAATTGATTTTACATCAGGATAATTACCAAATGAAACGAACACAGGATCCTTTTTAGGAACAATGTCGCCAGTTAAAGATGAAACTACATAAGCAGCTTCTGATACTGTAGCAGTTTCAGGTGCTTTAGTAGTCAAAACTTTTTCAGTTTCAGGTACAGACGCCTTTATAGTAGAGGCAGTTGAAACCTGATTGGCTTCAGTAGGTAACCTGAATGTTGATTTACCAACTTTGTAGTCGGCATTTTTGATTAGCCATTGTGGGGCATACTTGCAACCGAAATGAGCATTAGCTTCTTTCAGTTCAGCAGTTGTCAATTCGTTAGTGCCGAATTTCTCTACAGCGTAATCTACGAATTCTTGTTGTTTAGTGTTTAACATAGTGTATTTGTCCTTTCTCATTATTAATATAGGTATATTATACAGGCCTTTTTTGTAAAAGGCAACCATATAATGTTCTTTTTTTCAACTTTTTTTTCGTTACCAGGTAACGGTTTCCTAACATCTATCAAATTAATTGCCATTTTTTAAGCAACCTCCTTGATAAATTTGTTCAAAACAACTCTGGAAACCAGACGATTCGCCATTGATTTACCAAATATTCTTTTGAATTCTGACGGTGTACCTTTTTTAACTTCAACATCATTCATTTCAAAGTTTTCTACACCAAGTTTTTTACCATCTAAGATAAAGAATTTATCATAACCTTTGTGATTAACAGCTACTGCTTTATCTTTAGTCATTTCCTTTCTCATCTTAGCATATTTAATTTCTTTATCATTCCAATCTTTGTAGTCGATATATTGTTCTAAGTCCCACTTTCTAATTCTTTTAACAACATAGAAACCAATCACATTACACTTGTGTGTTTTCTTAATGTGGTCAAGTAGGTTGACGGTCATATCTCTACCATAATCATTAGTAAATTTAGATTTACCAATTTGATAAACATTTGTTTTATTGTATTCTTCATCACTATATGGGTCACCAGCACCAATGATTTTACCTCTACAATAATTACCAGCACCATCTGTAAGTGTGATAAAAGTTAACTTCTCAATGCCATACTTTTTAGTAAACATTGGAATTAATTTGTTTATGTAAATTAAAGACTCATTCAATGGTGTATTACCAAGATAGTATTGACTTGGTATGCCATAACTGTCATGTTGAGAATAATCATAATCATCAGGATTATTATATTTACTCATGTATCTACTATTTGTATATCTGTCATTAAAGTAATGTGCCATATGATACATAGTTTTCATTGCAAGGTCAGATTGTTTTTTATTCATTCTGTGACTAATACAATTTACAAGATTGAAATTATCCATTTGGTATTCACCAACATTAGTAGACCAACCTTTTCTTTCAACCTCTGAATAACCTCTCTCACTAGTAAAGAAGTAAACTTCAAAAGGTATATTAACTTTTCTACAAAACTCAACAAGGTTGATTAATTGTTTTACAGTATTCATAAGTACATCACTCATTGAACCTGACCAATCAAGTAACATCATCATACCATGATTTTTGCCATCAGGAATGATTGTTAACTTTTTGAATATGTCTTCGTTGTATTGGTAAGAAGGCAGTTTTAATGGGTCAATAATACCAGTTTTATCTGTACTTGCTCTCTTATAAGCAGTAGCAGCTTTCTTCATCTCAAATTCTTTTACAAGATACATAACAGTTTTCTTGTTTTCTTTAGTGAAATTTTTGTATGAATTATCTAACCATTTTAAGTAACCTTTAGTAGTACCATATTCTCTTAATGCTTTCAGTTTATATGCTTCCATATCTTTTAAGAAAGTTTTCCAAGAAGTCAAACAACTAAGATTGTCAAGATTTGGAGTAGGTATCTTACCGTATCTGTAACCTTTAGCTTTTTTGTCTTGTAATTCTTCTTGCTTTTGAGTATAGGCCTCATCTGTAATTGCTTTCAATGGCTTCTCTATGAAACCATCGCCGCCTCTACCTTTGGCATAAGCATTTGCTTTTTCTTTATCTTTAGTTTCTTCTACTTTGTCAGAGTTACTATCTGAACCAGAACCAGACTTATTAGAATCTTTTTCATCATCTGCTTTTTGGTCACCAAAATTATTGAAGTCATTTTTTTCATCATCAAGGTCATCATTTTGTTCAGCGTCTGAAGAATTACCATAACCATTCTCATCATTATCAAATTCATCTTCATCATCAAAGTCATCATCATCAAGACCATAAGATTTTGCAAGAACATGATTATCAAAGTCAGGCAGTTTTTTCATCTGCTCAACTTGTTCTTTTTGCCACTCTAACATCTCTTTTGCAAGAACAAGTACATCATCAAAGGTAACTAAAGCGTCAACTTTAGATAACCATTCGTTATCTTGTTTGCTGAAATCAAAAGGTAATCTTTGTAATGACTTAGACCTTAGATTAATTTTGTCAATAATCATAAATTCTTTATTGATATCTCTACCAGAAATACCAAAGAAGTTTTGCTTTTCTAATATATCAAAACCATTTTTGTAGTTAGTCACAACACCAGGATATTTTGCTTGAATTAATAAATCAATTCTACAATCTTCTAACACATTAACATATGACCTTAACTCATCATTATCAATACCTTGCCATTCTTCATAGGGAGTCCAAAGAGCATGGGCACATTCGTGAGCGATAAGCATATCGTACACATCACCAGATTTTTGTTTGAATAATGGTAAAGTTAATACACGGTTCTTAACATCAAAAGAAGCCGTCTTAACTTTGTTGTGTTGAATTGTAATATTTTCGTTAGCAAGTAATTTTGCTAGATTTGATTTAACTTCAAGATTTAGTGTCATAGTGTTTGTGTCCTTTTTCATCATATGTGTCCATCCTACAGGTACTTTAATCAAAAGTCAAGCGTTTATTCGCTTTTTTTTAAAGTTTTTTTTGTTACCTGGTAACGGTTTCCGAATACACACAAAATAAAAGCGTGTTTGTCGCAGCTATTTTCGCTCAATATCCTCTTCGGAACACGATTCGCCGTACTGAATCTCTAAAATTTTCAATGGTGATTCGCCCTCATTGGCTAGTTGGTGCCAATCTCCTCGAGCAATGTGTAGATTATCAAACTTATTGTACTCACCATGTAGTTCAACATCTGTACTACTATCTAAAGTGTACACGGTGGCTGTACCTTTTGATATGAACCAATGCTCTGACCTATTTTCATGTCTTTGCATAGACAACCTTTGACCTGGCATAACTACCAGTTCTTTGACCTTTACTACATTCATCTCATTGTGTAAGACTTTATAGTACCCCCATGGCCTCTCTGTATGTGTATTTGTCCATTTTTCTAGTATTGCACTAGATGAATTTCTTTTAGAGCCACCAACACCAAATACAAACTGTACATTTGTACCTTTGAACATGTCTAATTCTGGTATGTTTTGTTTGTTTCTATCGCCACCATTTGCAAATATGATTTCTGCATTAGGGTAGAAATGTTGTACTTTTAGAATTGCGTCTATGGCTGAGTCATCATCATCATCAAAACCAATAACATTATCGACACTCTTGGTATTCAATAACACCTGTTCTCTCTCATAGTATGGTAAGAAAGCTTGTCCTTTTTTTCTTTCTAACCACTTATCTGAGTTCAAACCAACCACTAATACATCACCAAGAGCCTTGGCGCATATCATATATTCTAAATGTCCTGAATGAATAGGGTCAAATCCACCTGTTATGATTACGACTTTCATCTGTCGTCACCAGAACCATGGATAGTACCTTTCTCTTTTCTCTTTTCTAGTTTTACTAGATTATCGCTTGCAATGTCGGAAAGCTTAACACCAATATCGCTAGCCAATACAGCGATATACCAAAGGCAATCGCCAATTTCAGAGGATATTGCTTGCACCAATCTTTCATCTTTACTATTTGAGCCATCTCTAATTATCTTCTTTACTTTATTTGCAACTTCACCTGCTTCACCGGTCAGCCCCAATGTCGGGTAGATAATGGCCTGTTCTCTCGGATATATTGCCGTTGTTAAAGCAACCTTTTGATACATGTCAAGGTCACTTACTTTTTTGTATTTATTAGACTCGTTACTTTGAGCGCCTAAATCTAATTCTAATTGTCCAGTCATGGTTCATCTCCCTACCTGTGGTAAATATTTTGCTTTGGTTTCTTCCCATGACAAGAAAATAATATCGTCATAGAAATGAGTTTCAGTTGAAACTCGGTCTTGTTTCTTCAAACTAGCTATTCGTTTTCTAGCATATTTGGTCTTCCATAAATCTGTAAGTGATTCAACTGAATTGTCAAATGCTCTTGTCAGACCTGTCGTATTAGTTTCTTCTCTTAAAAATTCTCTTGTATTTGTAAATAACTCACCAAAATAGATACCTCTGGCATGTTCAGACTTTTGTAGTTTCTTATCAATGCCTAGTTTACTATATGTGAATGCTCTACTTCTATTTCTATGGTCTCTCTTATGAGGCTGACCACTAGGTTTCTTTGCAACATACCATTCAAAGTATTTGTATGTGTGGTTCTTCATTAACCATTGTTGTATCATGGTATTGGTTGTTTTCTCTGGTTCATATGATACTGACCCAGCAGTCCAACCCATTTTCTTCCAATGTTTTAGTCTATCATACTGTGATAATGGTATAGTCTTTGTCTTGCCATATAGACTTGTAGTTGTAACACCTACTAGTTTATCTTTATATTGATGTTCCCAGGTTTCTTCAACTGTCTTACTCAAACATAATAAGGCTAGTAGTTTCCCACCAACCAGGTTGTATCCAAGCGGCTGTATTGGTACAATTGTACTACCAATGCAAGTATGATTAATCATTCTTTGTGTCTTGGCTTCTCGTTCCCAACCAATATATTCATCTCTAGGTGTAAGGTCTAGGAAGTCACTACTCATACAGATAACACCAAGATATTTCTGTGTTACTTTATCTCTTACCAAGAAGTTTAGATTTCTACCAATATTACTATTGTTTTTCATGGTAGATAAAAATGTTCTTAATGCATTC